AGACATTGCACTTATTTCATTTGAGTTTCTATATGGAATATCATGATTACCAACAATACAATGAAATGTAATATTTCTATCAATCATTGGTTGTATAAACATTCTTTTGAATTGATGAAGTGTAATAAAGTTTATGAACTTTCTTCTTTCAACTATATCTCCTAAATGAAATATAGTATCTATTTTATGTTCATCAATATATTTAAAAAATACATTCTTATAAAACTTTTGATAATATTTTAGGAATTGAATACTATCATTTCTAGCACCGAAATGAGTATCGGTGATCAACGCTATCTTTGCCATAATTTACTGCTCACTTATTAATATATCTATTGGGGTTGTATTTTTACTTTTCTTTTTCTTTCTTTTGTTTTCTTCAAAATCGTTTATGAAATTACCTGTATATTCTTTTGACCATTCACTCATTTTTATTGGTGCTGCATATTCTTTATCACCTTCTTGATTATCAGAAGTAGTACCCATTATATCTGCATTCTCAGTTAGTTTCATTTTTGTATATAAATGTTTCTTTTCTTTTTGGATCCTTCTTAGAAACGCATAATAAATTATTTGTGTAAAGTATGCAAATGGATTATTAGATTTTTCTGGATTAAAATTATCTATGTATTGTAAACAGTTTTCAATTCCATCACAAATCATTTCTTCTTTAAATGTATAGTTAACAAAGTTTGGTTTATGTGAAAGATGTACTGCAATTTTCATTAAACATTGACCTATGTAGTTTGAAACTCTTGGTCTTTCAGTTTTATTAACTTCAGCTTTTTTAACTGCATCTTTATATTCAGTCATAGCTGCTAAAAATTCTTTATTGTTTACATAATGTTGACTTTTTTTTCTTGGCATTGCTTCCTCAATGTATTGTTATCTCTGTATTTGCTAAGTACTCCATCATAGCAAATAATTGTTCTTCTTGATTTTTTATATCTACTTTTTTTTGTGTAAATTTTTTTTCTACATATTTGTCTTTTAGTACTTCAAGACCTTCTTGATAATATTCTAATATTGCATCTGTTGGTCTTTCCATTACTATTATATCATCTGAGTGTATACTAAATAAATTCTTTTTTATATGTGGTATCCATTTAGCTAATTTTACACTTGCACCCATACTAGAGTTTCTTGTATGTAATTCTAAAGGATGTTTAACCATAATACTTTCTTTATCATTTGGATCTTGTGAACAGGTAGCTACAATACTTTCACCTGTTACTAACTTTAAGTATAGTATATTTTTTGCCATAAGTCAACACCTATAAATTAATGTTATAAATTTTATATTCAAATTGTTCCTCATTATATAATTTAATCCTTTCTGCAAAATGTTCAAGGGTATAATTTACTTTCGACTTATACCTAAGATCATCTGCAATGTCATAAAGTACTGCTTTATTTTTATTATCACCAACTCTAAGCCCCCTACCAATAGACTGCAGATTACGTATGCGAGACTTAGTGGGAGAAGAAAACAAAATATTATGAAGATTTTTAATATTAATACCAGTGCTAAAGGTACCAAATGAGGCAACAATAATAGCATTGGTTTCACTTTCAGTAATTTGTCTGATACTTTCTCTTTCATCTGCACCAACTCCTCCATATACAAAAAAAACTTTTCTATTCTTGTCTGCTTCTTTACGACACATTTCATAAAGTGTCTTGCCATGTTTTTCAACATATTGAAATAATAATAAAGAGTTACCTTTTAATGACACGGCAAGGTTCTTTATGAAATTATTCCTCTCCTGATTACTAACTAAGTAATCCATTTCCTCTTTATATTTAGCTGAACTTATAAGTTTACTGTCAGCTTCATTATGTTTCAAAACTAAACATTTTATTCTAAAATTAGCTAAAGTTTTTTTATCAATTAATTCTTTTGTTGTAACATATTGTTTTACTTTACCAAATAAACCTTCAACAACTAATTTATTTGTTTCCATTCCATCTAATGTTCCTGTAAAACCAAATCTATATGGAGCATTAGTTAATTTTGTCATTATAGATGTTAATGACTTTGCTTTATATAAATGGCATTCATCTCCTATAACTACATTATATTGTTCAAAATAACTTTTTGGTAACTTATATATTGATTGCCATGTTGATATAACTACATCTTCATCTGCTTGTTTTTCTACTCCTGCAGTTATACAATGTATTCTATTTTTATCATAACCATAACTAATAAAATCACTTTTCATTTGATTAACTAATGATATAGTTGGTACTATAATTAATTTTTTTTCAACTGGTCCATACCATTTACTTAACATATAAATTATATAAGATTTACCTGATGCAGTTGGACTAACTATCAATGCTCTTTTATTTCTTACACAATGAATAAATGATTTAAGTTGATACTCTCTTGGTTTTAGTTTACTGTTTATTTCTTTAATAAAACCCATTGCTTCATTTTTTGAAAAAGAATGTGCTGAAGTAACATCATTTTGATATTCTATTTTATATTCTCTTTCATTACAAAAACCTTCTATGTAAGGAAGTAAACCAGAATAAATTTTTCTTGTATTTAAATTATATAATCTTATTTTACCATCCCACATTCTATTTTTGTATGCAGGTGTAAATTTAGCATTAGGAACTGTAAATGTAAAAAAGTCACTTAGTTCTTGTTTGATAGGAGACTCTGCTTCTATCTTTATATACACTTCATCTACTTTAGATATAAACAATGTATTAGGATCCCATTGTGAATTTGAGAAAGTCAATACTGTTCTTGATAACATAACCTCTTCCATTAATCGATTTAATGATTTCAGTCAGAACATCCACAAACTCTTCTTGATAAACTATTTTAGTATTAAGAGCTATCATATCAACATCACCCTCTACATAATCATATAAGTCCTGCTTGAGAACTTTTTTAGGCCAAGGTTCTCTACCTATTTCTTTTAAGTCTTCAGGATTATTTAGATCACCTTTATAATAATCACTCAGTCTAACTTTTAGATCTTTCTTCTTTAAATTTAACGATCTAAGTTTTAATTTTTCGTTCGAATATATTTTAAGATATTTAGCATGTAAGGAAGGAACATTTAAACTTTCTAAACTCAACTCAGTTTCATCAATCTTACAATCTTTTTTCCACATCTCAACAACATCATCTATCTTCAATTTTTCACCTCATTTATTTATACTGCGAATGATTCGCCACAACCACATGAAGCAGTTGCATTTGGATTCACTACTTTTAAATATGATCCTCCAAATTCTTTCACATAATCTACTGTACAACCTATAACATACATTTCTGCTAATTTATCTAATACAAGTATATCATCTATTAGTGTGCCTTCAACAACTTCATCTACTGTTTTCCATTCATATTGAAAACCAGAACAACCACCTGAATTAATAGTCAGATGTGCATACTTTTTATTAGTATCTTCTGTAGCTTTTTTTAAATAATCTTTTGCAGATTCTGTTATACTTATTAAACTCATTTCTCTATTATCTTATATTTATGTTTCAAAGTCAACTATTTTTCCCATAGCACCATCTTGAATTGTTCAGGTTCAACACCAAAGTATTTACATTTGTAATCACTCTGTTCAAAAAATCCAAGATGCCACCATTCATCTTTTTTCTTTAATAATTGTTTACCAGCATCATCCCAATCAATATCTAAAAATAATTTTTCATATTTTAATTTTTTATCTATATGTTCATGATAATAAAAACTATCCCATTCCCAGTGTAGTATTTCAAAAACATTTCCGTCTCTATCACAATAATCTATAGAAAAATCACAACCCCACTTTGGTCTCATCTTAATTATTTTATATAGTATAGGATATGAATTAGTCAACAGTTCTAATTGATGTTTAGCATCTTCTGCAAAACCTTTTCTTTCAAATAAGTTACAATGATTGATAACTGCTCCTTCATATTTTTCATCTTGCATAAACCACTCATATTTTAATGCTATGTGATTTAGCCTATGAAATATACAATCGTAACCGTGCTCACTAGCATACACTTGTTCTAGCGTTGTTAAATCGTATCCATTTTGATCAAATAACTTTATATCATCTGGATGAAAGTTATAGTCTATGCTTTTGTAAAAGTGTGAAATGTCACTAAGTTGATTGCTAGTGAGAACAAGATCATTCATAGCTTTTCTACTGTAAACCTTCTATATCTAAATGTTGCATCAGCTTCCAAATATTCAACATCTGTACTACCTACATTAAATGGTAAACCAGAAAGTGATAAAGGAAACATATCTTGAAATGCAATTCTAAATGCTGGATTTTGATTACTTGATAATACAATTAATGATCCATCAGTTTTAATACCTTTAGCATCAATTGTTTTATATTGTTTATCTAAATTATCAGGGTGACCTAATCCTACTAACCAATCATGTATTTCAAGATAATTAGTTAAATTTTCATCTACTCTAAATCTTAGTGTAAATGGTTCGTAAGTTATTTTATCACCAGGGAAAGGATTATTAACAAATGGACTTGTTTGATTTATTTCATTCATTGATATAGCTGGAATAGATGCTTCTGAACAAAAATAGTTTAAGTTAGGAGTTCTAGTCATAGTAAATCTAAACCCTAGTGGTGATAAAAAGTTTATATTTTGAGATACAACATTATTAATTGTATTAGCAAGTTGTACACCTTGTTTAACTATTAAAGCCATTATTAATCCTTTTTAACTATTTATCTTCTTTAATCCAAAGTGTTTTAGGATCCAACATAGTTTTCATTTCTAATATATTACAATGAGGATCTTTTAAAAATACTGTTTTTTGTTCTCTTGGTTTACCAACATATCTATGATAAGGTCCATCTATAATATATTCTTTTGCTCTATCTAATAATAAATGAAACTCTTCCCAAGGCATATGAACACCAAAGTGAGGAACAGCAACATCTTTCATATCAGTTGGATGTAATGATTGTGTTATTTCTTTTTTAGGATCTGAAGCATGAAGTGTAAGTTCATTATCCCAAAAATTTATATCAACCCAGTTACCAGGTTCTTCATCTCCTGTTTTACATCCAATAATATCTTTATACCATTTTACAGCTTTTTGTAAATCACCAACTTCTACTGCTAAATGAAATCTTGAACTCATATTATCCATCCTACCCATATCAAATATATACTTATTAATAAAATAAACTCAAAAGGTATAAACCAACTATCCCAAAACTCATCTTTCTTTGTAATTATTTTATTTCCTGGTTTTCTTATTGATATCATACCTATAGAAATTACAAATAATATTAAACCTATTTCTAATGTAGTCATATTACCTCCAGACAAAAAAAAGGGCAACTAAAAAGTCACCCTTTCTTATAAGATTGATTATCTTAACGATTACATTAAGTTTGAAATACCTACTAATCTGTAGTAAATATTCTTCTTAGCGAATGCAATTGCACCATCAGCATTTGTTGTTGCGAATGGGTTAGCTACAATTCCATATCTTGTTTTGAAACCGATCTTTGGTTGGAAAGTATTCTCACCAACTGCTCTTACCATTTGTAGTGGTACATATGGACAATAGAACAGACCAGCATCAAATGCACTTGAACCTTTGTATCCGATAGTTGCATATCTCTTACCAGACGCGCTGTCGAAATATGGATCTACATATACTTTGATTCTTCCGTTAAGTACACCAGCAAAAGTGTTTCCAGTATCATCTACATTTAAGTTATTACTTAATGCAGGAGTATAATCTAGAACACCAGCCATTTGAAGTGCTGAAGCTACATCAGAATCACAGATTAAGATGTTTCCTTTACCCCTTCTTGTTGACTTAGCGATTGCATTAGCTTCTCTTTCAAGTTGGAAAATTAAGCCTTTGAATCTT